CCCTCTCATTTTCTTTGGACCGACGAGAATCGGCTGTAATATCTCGAAGCGTGTTTTTACTCGGTAGGAGTGCATAGGCAGGCGAGAATAAATAAACTGTAGACGCATCTTGATGGAGTGCGTTATTTTCACCTTTGTAACCTAAATTGTGATTCGCTCCAATTTAATGATTCGGGTGGGTGTGTATAGGTTACCGAGTCTTGCAAACTTAGGCGTACACACCAATTATGGGCCTAGCGGAGTACCTTACCCCCTTGTGCACCGCACTTAAGAGGAGACCACGTGAGCTTTTAGTGGCTAGCGAGCGTGTAACAAGAATGGGATTGCTTAACCCATCCTCGCCGTTTGGAAGGACTGATGTATCCAACCAAGTGAAACGAAATCGCATTAACAAAAAGATTATAATTAATAAAATAAAATTGAACAAAAACAAAAAGAACAAGAAACCAAAGAAGGCTATAATAGTCTCGCAACGACCTATTGCGCGTAGATCCATAACTCAGACCAACATGTTGGAATTGAGCAAAAAGGGTTTAAGTGTATGTGCTGCAAAGTACGCTAAGGCGTTGTCAGATCCATGGAGCCCAGATGCAGATGGTGCATGCATACCAAAAGCACCATCCCGGGCATCACAAAAAATAAAGTTGTTTTCAAGATTTGTTGTTGCTGGTCCTCAGACAACAACAGCTGCTCAGACTTACGTACCAATATTTTTTACTCCATGTTTGTCAAAGGATTCACCAGTGGCAATTGTTGGTCCACCGTTAACACCAGCGGAACTAACAACTTTTACTATCTCTCCAGCTATGTTCTCAACAGCTGTAACTGTTACGAATGGTACCACTGTTAATACAACAAGTGGACTTTCCACAATTACTTTGGTTGGAAACAGCACGGTCGTATTAGGACCGGGATCGCAGATTGTTGTCACAGGTGCTGGTTTTCCAGCGAGTACGAAAATAGTTAGCTTATTGTCAGGAACAGCCAACACTGCAGGTGCTGTTTATGCAATGAGTGGTGCTGCAGCTACTACTGTTAGTGGTGCAGCATTTACTGTAACGAATGTAGACTCAACGAATTCTGTATTGGCTAATAAATCTTGTTCTGCATATTACGTGAATTCCCCTTATTCATCTAGCCAATTTAATGATACAATTTCTAACCAACCTCAGGTTCAAGGTAGGATTGTGTCATTTGGTGCATCTACACAATATATTGGCACGGTGTTTAATAAGGGAGGGTTGTATTATCAATACACCTCACCCAACCATTCAAACTTAAATACTCTAACAAATGGAACAGCTTATATTTCTACATTAGGAACACAAGATGAAACTTTTATTGAACGTATCACTGAGAAGAAAGAATGGTTTGTTACTGGTTCCACTGAAACGTCAGAGATTGATTACAGTGGACCTTACAATTTGGACAATAACGGTACAGCATTAGCTACTAATGCAGTGTATTCTTATTCAGCTGGTTACAGCTTAAGTCCAGATTTTGCGTCAGCAGTTACCGCTTCATTATTGGGAGCTAATTTTAGTGCTTCCATTGGTGGTTCACCAATGGTTTTGCTAGTTAGTGTACCTCAAGGAGCATTGTTTGAGATTGAAGTGTGTCAGCATGTGGAGTTTATTGGGCCTCTCACTGCAGCATTTCATACCCCAACACACTCTGATGCACGTGGGTTTGAAGTAGTGAATACGGCAGTTCAGCGTTTGGCACAGTTACGAGTGTCAAATCCAAATGACAAGTTACCTAGTTTGATGTCAAAAGCCTTAATGGTCGTTTTGGAAGAATTAGCACCTGTTGTTATGCCTATGGCTCGTGCCGGCGTTCAATCCATGGCTATGATGGCTATGAATGGCGTCGGTAGAGCACTTTCAAAAATGAAGATGTGACGAGTTCGCTACCGTCATTTACTTGAATTCATAAAACAGTATAGACAAAGCAATTTAACATCTGGATCTTTGCCGTTAGATACTACAAGTATAGTTAGATTGTCTATACCTATTTCCTCTCCAAATATTACTGATTGGGGATTAACAGCTGGTGTGAGAAATGATTTTAATCATTATACTTATACTTTGAACGTTCCACCTTTATCAAGTGTTAAAGCTAAGTTTTCGTGGAATATTTGCTGGTATTCTCAATCGGCCTCTAATCAATACCCTAACTCTTATTATGCGTATGGAAATTATCCATCGGCAGGTGGAGATAATTGGAAACCATATCAATTAATAAATGGTTGCAAAAGTAGTGTTATATCAATTGTTGATCATAACTTCCCAGGAACATATACTCAAAGTCCAAACTTATTGCAATTCCAACCATATACAAACGGAGCTGGGTATTTAAAGCCTATAGTAAATCAAGTGATTTATTGTGGGAACTTGACTGCTGAGATGGTAAACACCACTAGATCTTATCAGCCATTTACTTTTGTTAGGAAATGTGGGGTTTATGCTAGTGGACCCGCATGTTCCTTTTTCCACAATGTTCGGACACCCTTTTCTTTGTGGGGATGTTTTACTACTAACCCTATGACTATAGTATCAACTTGTGGAAATGTACAGAGTACGACTGATAATTTTACTAATATGGATGTTATTCCAGGAGTAGAAATTTTGTAAATACGGTAGCAGCAACATCTGCTTAAATAGTGTTTGCAGTCATTCTTATTAAGCCACATCCTTTAAAACAATTTCTATGGTCAAAATTGTTAAATTCAGCGAAATCTTTAGGCTGGACTCATATGAGTATAAATTGTAAATATTGTTTCTTGTGTATATAATGTAAAGTTACCATCAGCACCGTGGACTGGCAGCGTGCTCACCCAAAAGCCCATTGGGTTGTACGTTGGCAGTTTTGTGGCTTGGCTGTACCCTTAAGGCAGATCGCAATAATGATGAGCAAGCAGAGAAACGAAATTCGCAGCATGGTCAGGGAAGACGAGCACTCCCCAGGTAGAGATACGCTGGGTGTAGACGGTACACCTTCGCCTGACCCAAAAGTTAATAGCAATAAAAATATTGATTATCAAAATCGTAAAAGAAATAAAAAAGAAGCTAAAAACAAAATGTTACATAGTAATGGAAAAGGGAATAAACCAAAAAATAAAAAAGAAAAAGAAGAAAAAGAAATTCTCCCACATTCCATAAACAAACCATGTAACAAATTACCTGATTGTCCATATGGTGATAAATGTAAGTTTAGCCATGAAGTTGTATGTGATATTGAATCGCAGATATCCATTATTCAAAAACCAAACGGTTGGGAAATAGTGGATTACGGTTATTATTATTATGAACGTGGTGAATTTAAATTTACAAAATTTTTAGAAGATGTGAATCTTATTGGAGTTGATTCAGAAAGGAAAAGAATAAAAGCATTTACAATGTTTGGAAGATATAATCCTGGGAATGAATATACATTTATATCTCAAATATATAAGCATGTGTACTCAAAATTGGGTGTCTTACCAGATGAGCCAAGGAATTACAGAGCTTTAGATCAGTTTGTTTATCAAATAATGAAGACTTTTCCCAGTGATTTAATCGAAGGAATTGTACAGATTTATATGTATCGTAACACTCATAAAGCTATTCCATCAGAGTGTAAGACAGCGGTTGTCCACACAAGATGCTCATTACATTTAGGAATTTTGCGCATAAGAGATGTCGTAAATTGTGAGGCACCAATTGAGTACAAATATAATGGTAAATGGTTATTCTCAGAGATGGTAGGATTTAGTTTTCAGTTAGAACAAGGGAAGATTTTAGAATACCCGAAGTTTAATACAGAACTACCATTAGTGAATGGTCCTCAGAATAAGAGAAATTATTTTAGTTTTAGTCCAATTAGAGAGTTTAGATGTTTCAAACCGAATGCTTTTAATTTGGCATGTGGGTTGAAACGTTATTTAGCAGCAAGGGAAGATGAATTTATATTAAATCAAAATCAATTAAGGTTTATGGGGGCCTTTGATTGGAAATTTATTTCCGACACCGTAAATTTATGCGGTGCTACATATCAGCCTTGGAATAGTATGATAATTTCAAGGAAAGTGCATGATACCAATATAAAAATACCGATTGGGTGCGCTTTATATGCCGGAAAGAATAGAGATTTGATTAAAATCCTTGATAGTATGTTGCCAAGGAAAGGTTTATTATTCTTTATGCTTAAAATACAAGCGTATTTAATAGTCTTCTATGGGATTGGTTTTAGGTTTATAATAAATATGGTGTATGTTCCATTGTATTATATATACCGCAAAATAGACATGTTAAACATGTTTATATTGTTACCACATCCAAAGAGACTTGTATATACCTTTTTTGTAAACGACGAAAGGAAGTTACAAAATATTTTAAATAACTCAAGTGGACCACAATCAAAAGTTAAATGGGAAGTGGCGAAAGTAAAAATAGGAGCAATTGAAGGTTTGAATTATGCTATACCACGATTGTTTGCAAGTTTTGGCGAAGGTGCATTAACAGATTTAGCATTAAATATAATGTTAAAAATGTTGTGCACTAAACCATTGGATTTCGCTATATTATTCCCACCAGAAGTAGGAAAAACGAGTAAAAAGTATGTTTTTAATTCGTTTAAAGTAGTTTTTGTAGCAGCTCAGTCACGTGAAGAGGCCGAGCTTATGTGTGCAGAACACATATCCAATATGCAGGAAGGTGACACATTATATGTGTATATGTCTGATGATAGTTTCATGATCATACGTGAGAACGGGACTGTCAGATTTGTTGAACTAGACATAAAATCATGTGATTCATCACATGAAATAACTGTTTATGCGTCATTAAGGTATTTATCCATGCATTTGGACTGTTTGCAAACTGTAGATGATTTGCTTAAACAGTTAGCTATGACAACTATGGTACAAAACCCAGATAACAAAAAAGAATTTTTGAAGTTAACTCCTCGTTTTTTCTTTTTATATTCTGGGTCAAAGTTGACAACAGTTGCAAATAACATAGCATCAATATTAATAGCTTATGGTATATATCAAGAATTATGTGAGAATGGTCTTGATGATTTGCAGTCATCTGTGGTTGAAGGGGCTAAAAATGTAGGTTATGAAGTTTCATACGATGAGAAGAGTAACATCCAATCATTAACATTTTTAAAACGTTCCTTTACCCCAGAAGGGATAAGTTGGTTAACTTTAGGACCGATCCTAAGGTCATTTGGTTGTGTCGACGGCGAACCAAACAGGAATCAGTTTGGTTTAGATTCAGTTACATATAAATCAAAAGATGAGTCAGCTTTAGCTGAGATTTTGATTAGATCAAAGTTGGATATGCTTGTGGGAGAGCCAGTATCACCAATGATAAACAGTTTAAGATTGAGGTGTGGTTTATTAGAGAAACCAGTAGAAGTTACTTTAATGGATTACCAAGAGAGATACGGAGGAGAAGTTTGGGAATGGAACCAGCTATTTGAAAGTATTGAAAATCTTAAATTTGGAGATTATCATAGGATGCCAATTTTGGAGAGAATATATGCAATTGATTATGGTGTCGACCCTGTTTTAATAACAGACAGGGAAAACTTAATAAGTAAGTCTGATATACTTGATGTGTATTAGAATGGTTCGTAAGATTAAAG